GTCATCAAAGTCAGCACACAGGGTCTGCTCGGTCAGCGTCAGCAGTGCCGGGCACGTTGCCTTGGCCTTGCACCACTGGCACTGCTTGTCGCCGGGTACGCGTGGCGCGTCATCTGACAGGGCCAGCTCTGCTGCCTGTGCCAGGCGCTCGCCCCAGGACAGCAGGTCATCGACGCTGATCTCCCACTCATCAATGTGATCCAGCCTGGGCTGCACGATGGTGATGACCACCCGCTCGATCTCATGGGACAGCGTCATGGCGTCATAGACACCCAGCGCGTATAGGATGCCCTGGGTGTTGTTGTCGGCGTAGACCTTGACGCCCTGACCGTACTTAAGGTCAACGACGTGCAGGGTCTTGGTGTCAGCGACGTACGTTATAGCGTCGCTGGTCCCAAACCCTTCTGGCACCCACTCGCTGAAGTCACAGCGGATCTCGTAGTCTTGCTCGCCACCCAGCGACTTGACATAGTCCACATACTGCTGGACGTAGTCGGCCATCTCGGCGGTGACCTCCCAGGCTGACCACTCGATGAGCGGCCTGCCTACCCACTCTGACGCAGCGGCGCCAGTGGTCAGGCAGATCTCGCCCAGCTCGTGGGCCGCGCTACCCTCATCAGCAAACACGCTGCTGGTGTCGGGTAGGCCGTCGATGGCCTTGATGCTGCCAGGGCAGGCAAACCACATGGCGCTGCCACTAGCAGATAACTTGGCGTGCGCGGTCACTTGATGAGCCACTCTAAAAAGGCAATGAACGCCGGTAAGTGTTCGTCGCCCAGTTGCTTGATGGTCTTGGCATCGTGCTCTGCGAGCCAGGTGGCGATGGTAGTTTTGTTCTCTCTGTTGGCTCGTACCGTTTCAAGGCAGGTGTCCTGCGCCTGTTGCCTCATGGCAACAAGGTCAACCGGCGCAGGTGCTGGCGTTACCGCTGGCGCCTGGTCAATTACTGGACCATCCCAGGTCTCAGTAGGCGCCGTGCCGGCTTCCATAAGGTCTGCCAATCGTGTAATGGCAGCGGTGAGGTTTTTAATTTCTAGTTCTAGCATTTGTTTTTCCTTTCATTTGAGTTAGGATGCGACTTTACTATTAGTTAACAGGGGAACGCAACAGGTGAGCGCAATTAAATTAGCAGTTAAGCATTACGGTAGCCAAAAGGAGATGGCCGACGCGCTAGGCGTTACCCAGTCCCAGGTCAGCCAATGGTGTACGAAGGGGTACATGTCGGCGCGGCGGGCGCTGCAGGTTGAGTCGGACACCCAGGGTTGGATAAGGGCGTTGAGTTTGGTCGAACAAACAGAAACTAAAAAGGAAGGATGAAATGATGGTCAAGATCGCAGTTGGTGAGAACGATATGGGGCACGTTGATAACCGCAGCGTGCAATGGGACAAACTGGCAGATGTTTTAACAAAGCACCAGCAGGCTGACGCCAAGGGTGGCCGGTTTTTTGTCGGTGGCTATTTTACTGGCAATGAGCGTAAGGAGGCCAACCTGGTCGAGCGCACGTTGCTGACCTTCGACGCCGACGCCATTGGCATGACGTTGGATGACGTTGAGCTGGCGCTGCGGATGAACATCGACGCCGCTGTGGCTGCGTACTCAACCTACAACCACGCGCCTGACGCGCCACGGCTGCGCATCGTGATACCTTTGTCACGCGGGGTGTCAGCGGCAGAGTACCGGGATCTGGCAAAGCTGGTCGGGGATGCGATTGATATCCCGTTCGATGCGTGCAGCTACAAGGCCAACCAGTTAATGTACATGCCGACCTGCCCGGACGTGAGCAAGGCGTGGTCGCTTTGCGTTGAGGGTAAGCCACTGCAGGTCGGCGACTACCTTAACAACGTGGTGAGCATAGCACCACCCAAGCACACGGCGCCGGATGACCTTGAGGCTGCACTGGCCGCGCAACCGCTGGACCTGACAGAGGCCCAGGTGATCGACTACCTCAAGGCGTTGGCGCCAGCAGACATGGCCTACGAGTCTTGGATCAAGGTCGGTGCCGCGCTGCACCATCAGTTTGCAGGATCTGCTAGGGGTCTTGAGGTCTGGGACCAGTGGTCCCGGCAGGACGCTGCGCGGTACGACCAGGGCGTCATGGCAGCCAAGTGGCGTTCGTTCGGCAACAGCAACCGGGTAATCACCTTCGCCTCGGTAATCTATCAGGTAAAGGACTCGGGCGGCCTGGGCACAGTCGCCACGACAGATGACACTGGTGCCACACCCTTCGACGCGCTGCTGCAGGAGGCTGCTGCCGTGAGCGACCGTAGTGGCTACCAGGCGTTGGCTGATCGCGTCAAGGCGATGCCAAGCAACCTGCTGGCGGACGTTGACCGCTCGATGCTGGTCGAGGCGCTGCACAAGGGCTGGCCAAGGTCGGTCGGCATAGGCAAGGTCGATGTCCGCAAGTCGCTGACCCCGGCCAAGCGCAGCAGCGGCAGCGGCGAGCTGGGCTTTGCTAGGGACTGGGTTTACGTTGAGGTGCCGTGCGAGTTTCGGAACATCGAGCTTAATTACGCTATCAAGCGCGAGGCTTTTAACACGAAGTTTGCCAATGAGCCGGTGGTATTACTGGACGGGCGCCAGGCGTCGGTGCTGGTGTCGGAGTCGCCAGACTTTGTGTCGGTGGTCGATACCATGTACTGGCCTGGGGCGCAGACGCTGTTTGATTACGCCGGCAGGACGATGCTTAATAGTTACCGGGACACCAGGGTTCTGCCTAGCACAACCCTGGACGCGGACGGTCAGGCTGCTGTTGATCTTTTCTTGTCGCACGCTGCGATTATTTTGCCTGATCAAGTTGAGCGAAACATCATGCTGGACTGGTTGGCGTATGTAGTGCAGAACCCAGGCAAACGGATTAACTGGGCGATATTCCTGCAGGGTATTGCAGGCGCCGGTAAGACCTATTTCCCAGGCGTAGTGCGCGACATACTTGGCGAGGGTAACACCAATGAGGTGACGGTTGACGCGTTGGTGTCATCGTTTACCGGGTACGCTGAAGGTAGCATCCTGGCCATCGTTGAAGAATTGCGCTTGTCCGGCGAGTCCAAGTACATGATTATTGATAAGCTGAAGCCGTTCATCACCAACGATGTCATTTCAGTTGTGACAAAGGGCAAAGACGCCAGGACCGTGCCCAATTTTACCAGCTACTTTATGTTGTCCAACTTCAAGGATGCCATCCCAGTCGATGACACTGACAGGCGCTACTGTGTCCTATACAGCGCCATTCAGACAGAAGCTGACCTGATGGATGCCTTTGGTGACAAGGACGCCAAGGACGCATATTTTACAACGTTGTTTGATTCCAAGGATGACAACCTAGAGGCGTTGGCGCATTACCTGTTAACCCGTAAGCTGGGTGCCGGGTTCAAGCCAAAGGGCAGCGCACCGATGACCAACGCCAAGATGGAGATGCGCGACCTGGCTGTGACCGATGACACCACATTGGTTATTGATGCTATTAGCGAACACGCGTGTGGCATCATAGGTGAGCATATTGTTGATGTGACTTATTTGGCCAAGTTGGCGATGCTTGATGGCGATGAGTTTCCCCAAACAACCCGAGTAAAGAAGATAATGATGGAGCTTGGTTACTCATATTGTGGTGGCAATAACCGACCAAACATACCGCACAAAACAGGTAGCGCGAAGCGTTCCAGGCACTCAGTGTGGTTCAAGAAACCTGAGACAGTGTTGACGGCAAACGCCAAGGTCATCGAGTTTCATACCGATCCCGACTATGTGCCGTTTTAATTTTGAAGATTTGTACAACGTTGAGACCGAGTTTGTGTCTCAACGTTGTACTCTGTCTCAATCTCTGTCTCAGCTAAAAGCCTTATTCTATATACTCTTTCTTTCTTTTTGAGACTAAGAGACTAAGTAAAAGAAAAAAATAGAATAGAATATAAAATAAAATAAAATGTAAAAGTTAAGTATAAGTAATAAATAAAAAAACTTTTTATATATGGGTACGGTGTGAGATTGATTCTGTCTCAGACTCAACCACTGGAGAACGGCAATGCGATCACAAAAATTTACGTTCGATGACCTGGCTGTTTTTGGCATCATTGTGCTGGGCATCGCCCTGCTGCTAAACTAACCTGGCGCCGATGACGGCAGGAGGAAATGATATGGCCAAGTTCAGATTTGAAGGGGCACCGCCCCGCGAGGATGTGATGCAGTGCCCGCACTGCGACAAACCTGTGCCCGACGCGGACCAGGAGGCGCGTGGGTGTTATGACTGCCAAGTACTCCAGCGAGGTTTCGATGTTGAAGCCTAAAGCTAAACCCAAGCAGGTCGGGCGACCGCCAAAGCCACCGGCATTGAAACATGCCAAGGCGATGGACGAAATTATTGACTGGATCAGTGAAGGCAAGACGCTGCGGGATTTTTGCAGGCAGCCTGGTCAGGTTACGTTTGGCGCTGTTTACGGATGGCTTGACAAAGACGCCGCGTTCGCTGAACGTTTCGCGCGTGCGCGTGATACAGGACACGATATTATCGCGCAAGAATGTCTTGAGATTGCTGACCGGAAAGCTGAAGACTACATGGTGTTAGCTGATGGCCGTGAGCAATTAGATCGTGAGCATGTGCAACGATCCAAGCTGCGCATTGAGACCCGCCTGAAGTTGCTGGCCAAGTGGAACCCCAAGAAGTGGGGCGATAAGCTGGAGCTTGCAGGCGACCAGCAGAACCCGCTGACGATCCAGCAGATCACCCGTAAGGTTGTTGAGTGAAGCCAGCCAGCAACCTGGAGATTCTCACGCCTAAGTGGATGGTGCCGCTGCTGCAACCTGCCCGGTACAAGGCTGCGCATGGCGGTCGAGGTTCTGGCAAGAGCTGGGGCTTTGGTGAGATGGTCATCGAAGAGCACGTCATGGACCCGGCAAAAAACACGGTCTGTGTCCGGGAAGTCCAGAAGTCCATCAAGATGTCCGTCAAGCGCCTGCTGGAAGACAAGATCAAGGCGATGGGCGTTGGCTCGTACTTCGAGGTGCAGGAGACTCAGATCAAGTCTACGCGCGGCCCAGGCGTGATTATCTTTGCCGGCATGCAGAACCACACTGGCGAGTCGATCAAGTCCCTGGAGGGCTTTGACTGCTGCTGGTCGGAGGAAGCGAGCAGCTTGTCGCAGCGCAGCCTGGACCTGCTGAGGCCAACGATACGCAAGCCAGGCTCAGAGCTGTGGTTCACCTGGAACCCGCACCTTCCCACTGATCCAATCGACATGCTGCTGCGTGGACCAAACCCACCTGACGGCGCCATCGTGCAGGAGGTCAACTTCAGCAGCAACCCGTGGTTCCCCGACGTGCTGCGGGCTGAGATGGAGTACGACCGCGACCGCGACCCCGACAAGTATGGGCACGTCTGGCTTGGCGGCTACGTCAAGAACAGCCAGAGCCGGGTCTTCAACAACTGGCGCGTCGAGGAGTTCGACACACCGGCTGACGCCATGTTCAGGTTCGGCGCCGACTGGGGCTACGCTGCTGACCCGACGGCGTTGGTGCGTTGCTACCTGGTCGGCAGGACGCTGTACATCGACCAGGAAGCGTACCAGGTCGGCTGTGAGATAATGGATACGCCCGATCTGTTCTACACCGTGGACCAGTCGGAGAAGTGGCCCATCGTTGCCGACTCATCCAGGCCAGAGACCATTAGCCACATGAAACGTAATGGCTTTCCTAAGATCATGCCGAG